CGGCGACACCCTCGCTTGGCGCAAAGTGCTGTTCGGTTACCCGGCAGGGACCTGGACGCTGGTTTATACCCTGATCAATGCCGCCGCCAAGATCACCATCACAGGCGGCGCCGACGGCTCTGAGCACGTGATCGGCGTCGCCGCTGCCACCTCCGGCGCCTACGCCGCCGGCAAATACGACTATGTCGCCCACGTCACCAGCGGAACGGAACGCATCAGCGTCGGCTCGGGCCGCATCGAAGTGCTGCCGAACCTCGCCGCCGCGACCACCTACGACAATCGCAGTCATGCCCGCAAGATGCTCGAAGCGATCGAGGCATTGCTGTCATCCAAAGCCACCGCCGACCAGCTCGACCTGATCGAAACGCAATTCGACACCCGAGTGATGAAACGCGATCCCGGTAAGCTGCTCGCCTTGCGCGACCGCTACCGCGCCGAAGTCGCCAGCGAAGACCGCGCCGAACGGCTGCGTCAAGGTCTCGACACCGGTCGCCGGATTCAAACGAGGCTGGCATGAGCAAGATCATCATGCCAGCCGTCCGCCAATGGCAAACCGCCGAGACCAGCCGGTTTCTCGAAAACTGGCCGACCTCCGGCCGCCCACCCGACATCGACATCCGCTACGGCCTCAGAACGCTACGCGCCCGCGCCCGCCTGGACGCGCAAAACGTCGATCATGTGCGCGGATTTTTGAACATGGTCGTCGCCAATGTCGTCGGCCGCAACGGCGTGGTCCTGCAATCGAAATCCCGCATGACCAACGGCAAGGCCGACAAGAAGCTGCAAGCCTTGGTCGAGGAGCATTGGGACAACTGGAGCCGACGCGGCGTTTGCGATGTGACCGGGCAGTTTTCCTGGTCGATGCTGCAACGGCAGGCGATCCGCACCGCCGCCCGCGACGGCGAGGCGATCTACCGCGTCGCGACCGGCTTCGACAACCCGTATGCGTTCGCCTTGCAGGAGATCGACCCGGAATGCCTGGACATCAATTTCAACCAAAGCCGCGACCGAGGCCGCCCCGAGATCCGCATGGGCGTCGAGTTCGACCAATGGCGCCGCCCGGTTGCCTACTACCTGACCGAAGAGCCTAGCCTTAACAGCGGCTATGCCAGCACAAGCCGGCATGAGCGCGTCCCGGCATCGGAAATCATTCACCTGTTTTTGCCGGAATGGACATGGCAATCGCGCGGCGTGCCGTGGGCATCGACCAGCCTGAGCCGGCTGCACGTGCTGTCTTCCTACGAAGATGCTGAAGTCGCGGCCGCCTCGGTCTCGGCGCGTAAGCTCGGCTTTTACAAGACCAGCCCGGAAGCGCCGCCGGAGTATCTGGACCAAGTCAACGAGCCGAGGTCGGTTGACATCGGCGTCGGCGAGTTCGAACAATTGCCGCCCTACACCGAATTCCAGGGCTGGGATCCGCAGCACCCGTCAACCGCATACGGCGATTTCGTCAAGGCCTGCCTGCGCTCGGTCGCGACCGGACTCGGCATCAGCTACAACACACTGGCCAACGACCTCGAAAACGTCAACTATTCCAGTCTCCGCCAGGGCGCCTTGCAAGAACGCGATTTGTGGATGACGACCCAAGACTGGTTCGTCGAGTGCTTCTGCCAGCCGATATTCGATAAATGGATAGAGCAGAGCTTGGCCAACGGCATCCTGGACGCAATCCCCGGCCGCAAGATTGCCGAAGCCCGCCGCGTCGGCTGGCAGCCGCGCCGCTGGCAATGGGTCGACCCGTTGAAAGACATGGAGGCGAACACCGCCGCCGTGGAACTGCGCACCCGCTCGATCAGCGACATCATTCGCGAGCAGGGGCGCGACCCGCAGGATGTGTGGGACGAGCTGGCCAACGATATGGAGACGCTGAAAAAATTGGGCCTTGAAATTACGAACAATCAACCGCAGGGCAATGCAAATGCCGCAAGCACAGACCAAACAAATTAAAGGCGCATCGTTTCAGCGCTTTTTCCAGATCGAAAAACGCGCGATTGATGCAGAAAGCCGCACTGTAGAGCTGGCGTTCAGCTCGGAGACTCCCGTCGAACGCTGGTGGGGATTAGAGATTCTGGATCACGCCAAAGGCGCCATGCGCATGGACCGCATCAGCCGCGCGGCGCCATTGCTTCTCAACCACTGCATGGAGGATCAAATCGGCGTAATCGAGTCTGTCCGCATCGATTCTGACCGTATGGGGCGCGCCGTGGTGAGGTTCAGCAAAAATCCGGAAGCCGATGAAGTCTTCCAGGATGTCGTCGATGGCATTCGGCAGAATGTTTCGGTCGGCTACATGATTCATGAGGCTGTTTTAGAGCAGCAAAAAGAAGGCGTCGACACCTACCGAATCACCGATTGGGAGCCGATGGAAATATCGATTGTTTCAATTCCTGCCGATACGTCGGTAGGCGTTGGGCGGAATTTAAACACTCACCCGAAAGAGGAAAGAAAAATGGACGACGAGAACGTCACCGTTGAAGGCACAGAAGACCAAGCCGGTCAGGAAGAAGATCGCAGCGCGCCGCAACCGGCCGCCGCAAAACCAGACGCCAAGCGCGACACAGTCAACGCGCGCATCCGCGAAATCGGCGCCCGCTTCGAGATGAGCCGAGAGGCCGAAGACCATATCGCGCTCGACTCTACCGTCGCCGACTTCCAGGCGGCCGTTCGCGCCAAGCAGGCCTCCCGCCTGAAGCCAGTTCCCTCCGCCCCGCGCGTCGATGTCTCAATGCCGCGCCGTTCCGGCCGCCTGAAGGCATTCAGCAACGACAGTCGCGGCGAAGAGGCGGCCTACCGCTCCGGCATGTGGGCGCAAGCGGTGCTGTTCGGCAACCGCGACGCGGAAAGATGGTGCAAGGATTACGGCGTGCGCGTGATGACCGGCGGCGCGCCGGGTCAATCCGTCATCGTGCCGGATGAAATGATCCTGCCTATCATCGACCTGCGCGTGCAATACGGCATCGCCCGTCAGCATTGCTATGTACAGCCGATGAACAGCGACACCGCCACCGTGCCGCGCCGCAAATCCGGCGTCACCGCCTACTTCGTCGGCCGTGGCGACGCGTCCACCGAAAGCGATGCCGCATTCGACGACATCCAGTTGGTTGCCCGCGAAGTGGCAGCGTTGACCCGCATCAGCAACAGCTACGCCGCCGACTCGGCAATCAACCTGGCCGACCATCTGGCTAACGAAATGGCCTATGCCTTCGCGGTAAAAGAGGACCAATGCCTGTTCAATGGCGATGGCACCTCTGCCTATGGCGGCATCCAGGGCATTCGTTCCAAGATTCTGAGCAAGGCCGGTGCGGTCACCGCCGCGACCAACCACGACACCTTCGCGGAGATCGATCACGACGACCTGGTTAGCGTGATCGGCACGCTGCCTAACTTCCCCGGCATCAACCCGAAATGGTACTCGTCCAAACGCGGCAACGCGCTGGTGTTCCAGGCGCTGAAAACCGCCGCCGGCGGCAATTCCGCCCGCGATCTGGAAGGCCGTCCGCTGAATGAATACCTAGGCGACGAGATCGTGCTGACCGAAGCGATGCCGACCGCGATCACCACGCTGTCCGGCGCGGCCATGCTGGTTTATGGCGACCTGAACATGGGCGTCACCTTCGGCGACCGCCAGGGCTTCGAGATCCAGGTATTGCGCGAGCGTTATGCTGAATACCGCCAAATCGGCATCCAGGCCGTCGAGCGTTTCGACATCAACGTCCACGGCGTCGGCGATGCGACCAATGCCGGCCCAATTGGCGCGTTGATCGGCGCCTAAGCCCAGTCAATGACCGGCGATCCGTCGCCGGTCTGGCATAACCCGTTTACTGAGAGCACACCATGAACAGACTGCAAAATGTGAAATATGTCAGCGTCACGCCGCCCGGCGCGATCCTGGACAATGCCAGCGCAACCACCGCCGAAATCGACACCCTCGGCTTCGACTACCTCAGCATCGTCTGCCAGGTCGGCGAGACCGACGTCGCGATGAGTGCGTTGAAGGTGACCGAATCTGATGCCTCCGGCTCTGGCCATGCCGATGTAACCGGGCTGGTGTTCGGCACCTCGACCGACATCGACGGCAACGCCTCGGCACTGCCGAGCGCAACCAACGACAACGGCTTCTTCGTGTTCCTGATCGATCTGCGCGGACGCAAACGCTATATCGACCTGGTTGCGACGATGGGCGACGGCACAGCCGGCGGCTATTTCAGCGCGATCGGCCTGTTGTCGCGCGGCGACACCTCGCCGACCACCGAGACGACCATGAACGCGCAGGTTCTGGCCGTTTAAGCATGAACGCCTTCGATGCCGCGCTGGATAGCCTAAACGATACGATGATGTCGGCCTTCGCCGAAACCGTCTATATCACGCTGGCGGATAATACCGCGCTGTTCATCGGCGGGATATTCGACAGGCAGCGCGACGATGTCGAAGCCAATGTCGCGGCCAGCACGCGCTACACGTTGACGGTCAAGACCGCCGACGTGCAGGCCTTCGGCGTGGCCAAACGCAACACGGTCACGGTCGATACGGTGGTGTACACGATCATCGACATTCTGCCCGACGAGGGTGGCATGACCACCTGGGTGCTGAAACGCTATGGCTGATGTCAGGATACGCATCGACGACCAGTCCGTGCGGGACTACCTGCAAACCCACGGTCCGCGCAAGGTGCATAACGCCTTGCGTTCGGCGATCCGCACGACCACGACCTGGTCAGAGAAGGAAACAGACCGCCGACTGGCGGCCGAAACCGCGATACCGATTCAGGTATTTCGGCGTTTCCGTGTCAAAAAGAAACTGTTCGGCGGCAGCGCGGCCAGCGGTTTTGGCGGCGGCGGCAGCGTCGAAAGCGGCCTGATCTGGAGCGGTTACAACCCGGTCAAGGCCCGCTTCGTCGGCAAGCTGGCACAGGATGAGGGCGGCGCGAGCGCGGGCGCCTATTATTTCGGCGGCGCGTTTGTCGCCTCAATGCGCGGCGGCCTGACGGCTATCTTCAAACGCCGCGGCAAAAAACGACTGCCAATCGATGAGCAGAAAGTGAACATTCACCAGGCCGAGGCAATTGCAGCCGCCGTGGCTGGAGAAGCCGAACAAGAGTTATTGCGCCGCTTTCGCGCCAAATTTACGGAATCATGAAATGCCGCCGTTAAAAGACGAAATCATCAATCAAGATCCCGCCTCATACGCATGGTTTACCTACGGATGGGTCTTGATGGTATCGGTTTGGGGCGGCGTCGCACGCTACATGAAGCGCGTCGCGCTGGGGTTCTCCGTCAAATTTTCCTGGCATGAGTTCATCGCCGACATTACCACCTCGGGATTTGTCGGCATGGTCACCTTCTTTATCTGCGAATCGGCAAAGATCGATCGCATGATGGAAGCGGCGATCATCGGCATCAGCGCGCACATGGGCAGCCGGGCGTTGTTTTTGTTCGAGCAGTTGCTGATTGCGGCGCTGAAAAATCGCGGGAGGATTGAATGACTGCCGGTGTATTCGATGATTTCGCCGCGATCGTCAGCCGCATAGACGCGCAAGTCACGGCGTTCGCGCTGGTTGGCAGTCCGTCCGTCGTGATGAACGAGGATGACGTGCTGCGCAAGCTGCCGGGCTGCTACGTGATGCCGGGCAAGTCGAAGCCGACCGAAAACGGCAATGGCATTCACCTGAAAGGCGAAGATCAGGATTGGCTCGTGTTGATTGCAGTTGCCTACCCTGCCGGCAGCAGCACCGCGCCAGAAACCGTGATGGGCCAGCATGTGCTAGGAGTTATCCGCGCGCTGAATGGATGGGCCCCTGCCGGCGGCGCATATAAGATGACCTATCAACAGCGATCCGCCGTGGAGTATGAAGAAGGCTATGCGTCGATCAAGCTACGCTTCACGCATCGCAAAATAGTGCCGCAGGCATGAGCAAGAAAAAAAGACGACCGCCGGCTGTCTGGCATGGTCACGTACAAATGGCAAGACACGGATTCAAGTCCGATCAGACGATGCAAGAAACCACGCAAGCACAACACAATGAGAATGCGCATGGCCCGCTCAAGGTCACGCTGCTGAAACAACACTCCCACGCCGGCTTCGACCATGAAGCCGACGAGGAAATCGAAGTCACCCGCGCCCAGGCCGACTGGCTGAAGGCGCTGGGCGTAATCTAACCAACCGCTAAGAGGTTCGCCATGTCAGGTTTTTTGGGCTCCGGCCGCGTTTATGTCAACCGCAAGGTCGGCAGTGTGTATCAAGGTTTTGTCCCCATCGGCAATGCCACCAAGTTCGAGATCAAGGAAAACTCGGAAAAGAAAGAACGGATCAGCAAGGACAAAGCCAACTACGGCTCGGCGCTGAATACCGTTTTCATCAAGAAGCCGGCAGAGATCAATATCACGCTCGACGATCTGGATAAAGACAATCTGGCGCTGGTATTTTTGGGCAATACGTCGGCGGTATCCGTCACCGGCGCGACCGTGACCGACGAAGCCGTGACCGGCTACAAGGACAAGATTTTCCAGACCGCGAAGCGCAAGATTTCCAGCGTCGTCCTGACCGACACGGCCGGCACCACAACTTATGTGCTGAATACCGATTATGCCGTCACCGATGCCGAACTGGGCTTGATCAAGGTATTGACCGCGGGCGCAATCACCGACGGCCAGGCGCTGAAGATCGATTACACCTATGGCGGCAAGACCAGCAACAAGGTCGCCGGCGGCACCAACTCGAACATCATCATGAAAGTGCTGTTCGACGGCGTCAACCAGGCCGATCAGACCAAGGCAGAGGTCAACGTCTGGGAAGCGGTATTGTCGCCGCAATCCGGCGTCGATTTTTTGGCGGACGACTTCACCAGCCTGGAGCTGTCAGGCGTCGCCAACGTGCCGTCCGGTGGTACCGAGGCCTACACGGTCGAACTCGACGTAACATACACCTAGCCCATCGACTGACCATGTCGAGGTATTCCTCGACATGGTGGATTGAAACAAACGACTACACAACATGCGCAAACAAAAAACCATAATTTTAGAGCCGAATGTCTCCGTCACCGTGCTGGAGCTGCGTCCGCGCGACATCAAGCAGGCCTTGAGCCTGGTGCAAGGCGGCGGCGACCTGGATTTCGAGAAGATGTTGACCGAAAACTGGGACGACGCCATCGCCAAGCTGGCCGGCGTGATCCAGGCCGAAGGCATCGGCCTGGAAGATCTGTCGTTCAGCGAAATCGAAGAAGTCCGATTGGCGTTCATGGCGGTGAACACGGCTTTTTTCGCCCTGCTGGGCCGGATGGGGATCAAACTCGCGGCGGCTGGCCCGCTTTCGAACGCAGCCTCGACCGCGCCTGCATCGCTCTTATCGAGCGCGGACACGGCGGCGTCTTCGACTACGGCTGGGCTTTCTTCCTGACCGTGCAGGCGGTAATCGGCGAACAACCAAAACCCTGAAAGGACATCATGAGAACGATCGTTTTTCTGCTGGCGGCGGCATTATCGGCCTGCACCACCCTGACCTACCGGGACGGCGCATCCGAATTTTCCCGCACTTCGTTCGGCACCAATCTGCAAATCACCGAGCTGCGCGCATCGACCGCGCCGAATGGCGATCGCACGATCAGCCTGCAAGGCTACACATCCGACCAGGTCGAAGCGTTGAAAGCGGTGGCTGAGGGCGTCGCCAAAGGCATGGCGGCGGTGAAGTAGCATGGCTGATTTACGCACCCGTATCATCATCACGTCCGACGATCAGTCCCGCGCCGGCTTCAACTCGGCGCGGCAAGGCCTGGATGGTCTGCGGCAGCAGATAGACCAGGTGCGCACCGCCCTGCTCGGCGTGCTGGGCGTGTCGTTAGGCGTAGGGCTGGTCAAGCAGTTGATCGACACGGCGGACGAATTCAAAAACCTCAATTCCGCAATCAAGCTATCGACAAAAAGCCAGGATGAATTCGTCCGGGCTCAGGGCGCGCTGTTCGACATCTCGCAACGGACCAGTACGGGCCTGCGCGACAACGTCGACCTGTTCCGCCGTGTCAGCGCCTCGGTGCGCGACATGGGCGGCGATCAGGAGCGCGCTTTCGGCGTCATCGAACTGATCGGCAAATCTGTCGCCCTGTCCGGCGTGTCCGCCGAGACATCGGCCGCCGGTATCCAGCAGTTCAACCAGGGCTTGGGTTCAGGCGTGCTGCGTGGCGAGGAATTCAACTCGGTCATGGAAAATACGCCGCGCCTGGCGCAAGCGCTCGCCGACGGATTGCACTCGACCAAGGGCGAACTGCGGGCGATGGCCGAGCAAGGCAAGCTGACCTCGGATGTGGTGCTGAATGCACTGGAATCGCAGTCCGCCGCGCTGAATGCCGAATTTGCGCAGATGCCGCAAACGGTCGGTCGCGCAATCACGCGCGTGCAAAACGCCTGGACCGTATTTCTCGGCAAATTGAACGACGGCAACGGCGCGACCGACGCGCTGGCATCAGGATTCAACCTGCTGGCCGACAACATGCGGCAGGTCGTCGAAGCCGGTGCTTCGTTGGCGAAAATCGTCGCGCTGATCTATGGCACCAAAGTCATTCAGGGCGTTCAAGGCTTTGTTGCTGCTCAATATCAGGCGGTCATCGCCAATCGCCAAGCGGCCGCAGCCGCCGAGCAGGAAGCACTGGCGCAGCAGAATGCGCTGCGTGTGCAGGTGCAGTCAACGGCGATTCGCGCCAAGGCAGCCGCCGCCATCTTGGAAGAAGCGCGTTTGCAACGCGCCCTTGCCGCTACCGACGCCGAACGCACCGCCGCGCAGCAGGCGCTTAACCGAGCTGTGGCGCAGGCCTCCCTGCAGCAAAAACAAGCGGCCGCCGCCGCCCTGGCTTACCGCAATGCGCTGGATACGACGACCGTTTCCGCGACCCTGGCACAACGCGCTTTTACCGCGCTGAATAATGCGTTTTTCTTGTTTATCGCCTGGGAAATCGGCGCGACAATTGGCGAGTGGCTGACGCAGTTCGAAAAGCTAAGGCAGGCCGGCAGTTATGTCGCCGAGGCCTTCGTCATGGTCACCACCGGTTTCCAGGCCATGTTCAACGGCATGTCGGTGCAGGAGCGTTTCGCGCAGATTCAGCAAATCCATGACGAATTCAACGTCATCCGTGCCAATGATACCGAGGCCGCGCGCACTGCGGCAGAACAGACTGCCGCATCAGAAGATGCCAAGGCGCAAGCAGTAGAGGCGGCCGCCGAACGGCAAAAGCAGGCCTGGAAGCAGGTAGAATCTGGTCTTAAGGATTTGACCGCCAGTATCGATGCCGATTTCGCCCAGCAAAGCGCCACCCTGCAACAGCGCCTGGATGAACGCCTGGCAGCGATCGATGCCAGCAACGCCGGCGAACTGCAAAAGGACGCCGAGCGCACGCAGGCACAAATCCAGTCTGCCAATGCCGAGCTGGAGCTTTCCAAGAATACCGCCGATGCCAAGCTGCAGTTGATCTATCAGGCCTATGGCGCGCAAATCCAGGGCATCGGCACATATAACGAAACCGCCAAGCAGCTCGACCGCGACAGCATCGAGGCGCGCAAAGGCATCTATACCGAGCTGGCGACGCATTATCAGGGTGTTGTCGATCGGTTGACGGCAGAGCATCAGCGCGAAGTACAGGCCGCCCAATCTGCCGGGCAGCAAATCCGCGATCTGGCGCAACAGCATCAATACGACCTGGCCGACATCGAGCGCCAAGGCGTCAGCGAGCGCGACAGGATAAAATCGGAAGAAAGCGAGTTCGACAAGGTGCTCGCCGAAGTCGCAAAAGAGCGCGCTAAAGGCAAAGAAGCCGATCAGGAAAAGATCAACGCGGCCTTACAGCGGGCCAGTCAGTTAAACGGCGAGATCAGCAGTTCCACGGTCAGCCTGGCGCAAACCGACAGCGACAAATCCAGCGCGCGCGCAGGCAATGCCGAACGCCTGAACGAATTGTATGCCGCGCAAAAAGGCGTGCTGGAAGACAACAAAAAAGCGCACGAGGATAGTGCGAAGTCGATCGCCGCGGCGCAGCAGGATGCGCTGGGCAAGCTGCAAGATGTCAATCAAAAGATCGGCCAAATCACCGACATCCTCAACAAGCAATATGCCTTGCAAATCACCGCCGACACCAGCGCGATCGATGCGGCAATCGCCAAGATCAACAGCATTCCGACCGAGAAAGTCGTCACCATCCGCACCGTCAACGCTGGCGGTGCGGATGTGCAGGCGCAGACCGGCGGCCTGATCCAGCGCTTCGCCAATGGCGGCTATCCGCGCAGGCAGGGACGGCTGCCCGGCTACGGCGGAGGCGACAAAGTACCAGCATTGCTGGAGTCCGGCGAATTCATCGTGCGCAAGGAAGCGGTCGCCAAGCTCGGCAATCCGGTATTGCAGGCAATCAATCAGGGCGTCATTCCAATTCAGCGCGCGCTCGGTGGGCGCGTTTATAGCGATCTCGATAGGATGCGCGTCAATAATCTGCTCAATAATGTCGGCGTATTCGAAACGGCTCCAGGCGGTAGAAATGGCAACCTGGTTTTTAAGGCCTTGCGCGATTACGACCTCGCCGAATTGATTCCGAAATTCGCGGATTACATGAAAGTTGCCATCAGGCGCGGCGTCCACACGCTGTCGAATACCGAACAGCAAGCGCAGCTACGGAAGGCCGATGATATTCGGGCGCATATCTTCGATCAGCCAACAGATGTTCCTGGAGTCGGTAAATCGCCGTCTCTCAATATGTCAGCCTTAAAATTTCCAGGCCTGTCCGTTCCAAAAATAGCTATCCCGGCGCCATCCATGGGAGGGTTACCGGCGGCAATACAGGCTAACGCGGGCGCATCCGGGAAGACGGTCACTGTAAAATTCGATATGCCAGGCGGCAGCTCGATATCGGGTCAATTCGCCGATTCCGATGTAGACAAACTTTTGCAGACCTTGAAAATGGCCGGTATGCGCAGTTCATTCGGTAGCCTCTGATGGGGATTTCGCTCGACGCCATCGCGTTGCCTGACGATCTTATCTGGGTAGACGAATATGCACACACGCCGGTCAAGCAGACGGTATCAATCGCGGTAGACGGCGCGCTGATTGTCGAGGCAGCCGCGCAAACCAAGGGCCGCCCGATCACCTTGCAGGGCGGCGATAACTCGGCATGGATAGCCCGCGATACGCTCGAAGCCTTGCGGCTAAAGCAGTATCAGCCCGGCCTGATCATGACCTTACTGCATAACGGCAACAGTTACAGCGTGCTGTTTGCGCAGCCGGGCGGCATCGAGGCGTCGCCGGTCGTCGATTACAACCATCCGGCCGCCGACGACTGGTACTCGATCACTCTAAAATTTATCGAAGTCTAATATGGCAATCAGCGAAACCGACCTCAAACTGCTCAAATCCGAGCGCATGACCGACTTCGACGACGGCGGCGGCAAGATGACTGCCAACGAAGTTGTCGACGGTCAGGTCAACAACCTGTTCAACGACATCAGCCAGCTCGACCGCACCTATGGCCGGGTCAGCCTGCGTAAGGCCTATGCGTCGGTGCAGACCGCCAACGTCGACACCTACCTCGGCGCGCACATCATTCTGACCGATCCTCCGGACGATCCGAACGTCAACGTGACGTTGTTCAGCACCGAAAGCTGGACCGACGAGCGCCTCGCCGCGCGCAACCGCATCGAAAGCTACAGCATCTCCGGACCGGAAACGCAGTGGATTTTGTACGGCGATCACGTGATCGGCCAAAAGCTGTTGATGCTGTAC